TCCTTCACCAGCTGGCAGATAAATTCTTATTGCCAGTGCTGGATTCTCTGGACTTGCTGGAAGCGAAAAGTTTGAGTCTGGCAAACCGTAGATGCCATCAAGCATCACATGTTCTACTCGACCGCTAGCGACACCAGCTGGTGAATACCAACTGACAAAATCGCCTTCCTTCACTTCTCCTGGCATTGCGCGCTCTTCGTCGTCGTCGTCGCTTTCAGAGGATTCCTCCGTAACGATTCGGTTTGCCCAAGACTGACCAGCATCTCCGCCCCAGGCATCCCAGGCAACTCGACCTGGTGAGGGATAACCCTCTTCGCCTGCGCTGAAACCTGTCGCCTTCTTGTCCACTTCGTGGCGGGCAAAGAACGACTTCATGCGCTTGAGTGTGGCAACGGAGATTTCCGCTCCTCGAGCAAGATCAGCTGCGCGCTTCCGACCAGTGTCGGTAAAGCCCGATCCAGCTTTCCCTTCCTCAATCCACTTAAGTGCGCGCCTTGCGGCTGCGCGAACGCCCTCTGGAGGACTGTACGACTCTGCTCGTGCGAGATCAGGCTGGTTCTCCATCTGTACCTCCACGCGGCGCGGTCGGGTTGCTTGTATCGACTGGATCAAGCGGTTCCTCAGGCTGATTGATTGGCTGGTCAGTTACCTGAGGGGCTGGTTGCGCGGGCGCAAGAGCCTCGGCAACTGGCACCAAGCCAGTCGATGTCTGGAAGAACGCAGTGTCTCCACCCTCAGTTGGAGCAACTCCAACTGCTTTGCGAATGTAGTTGAGATCGTAAATCCCGTGCGTCATCGCGTCGATATAAAGCTTCATTTGCGTTGCTTCGTCTCGCGTATCGATTTCCTTGTGCTCAAACAGGATGTCGTCGATACCGAACGTATTGATAATAAGATTCTCGTTGATGACTTCTTCAACAATTGCCTGCAACGGCTGAATGGTCTCAGTGCGATACGTCTTGTCGTTCTCGGCGCTCTGCGAGCGGTTTGCGCTCTCTGAGGTTCCGCCGAGCTTCGTGTATGGCAGGTCGAAGACCGCAAGGATCTCCATGGTCAACTGCCGTCGACCCTCGATGAACTGCATCTCTGCAGGCGAGGAAACGGACTTGCTGACTTCCACATCGCCCTCAAGAAGGAGTGGCTTGTGGGCGTTCGCAGCCGAAGTGTATTCCTTCTTCAGGAACTCTCGGTTACGCTCGACCTCTTCCTTCGAGGCGTTCTTCATGTTGAAGACAATGCCTGTCTGGGCTGAGTTAGCAAAGAATGATTCGTTGTAGGTCTGCGCGAACAGATCCTGCGCAACCGTTGAGCCAAGCGACTCAAGCGGGCTGAGCCCGTAGAAGTCGTTGTCAGGGTCGGCGATCTTAAAGTGCAGGAACTCATCTGGCTCGTACTGCGTCTCGCGTCCATTCTTTGGATCACGGGTGATGTAGCTCATCACCTCACGGGTGTCAGTATCGATGACCAGGTTTACCTGCTGTGGCGCGATCCGATAGAATCGGAATGGAACGCCATCACGGGCTGGGAGGATGTACCAGAATGCATCACCGTAGATCAGAAGATCTTGGTAGGTCTGGCGGAGCAGGGAGACGATCTTTGACCGACGAAACGTCAGGTCGATCTTCTTTGCGTTAGCATCATTTACTTCTGCGGTTGAATCAACTGGAACCAGCTGGTAGCCAGTCGCAACGGCAGTGCGCGAAATCTTGTCGACAACAGCACGGACAATAGGGTGCTGCTTGTACATTCGCGTGTAAGTTGAGTGAGACTTAAATGGTGTCTCGCGGTTTTGATTCCCCTCAATACGAGGTGGAGTCTGGGAACGGACTACGGGGATTCGCTCAATGTTAGCCACGGCTTTCCTCCTTGGTCTTCTTTGCAACAAGGATTACATCCTCATTGGGCCAGACAACGGTCATTGCGCATTTGCGACATGGACCGCTGACGCGACCTTCAATCTCTCGATAGAGATCCTTAAACTTGATGCGTAGTACTCCGTCCTCACCTTCGATACCGAAGAGTGAGCCGCAGTGCGCGCACTTCACCGAATTCGGCATCCTGCACCTTCTGTCTATATGTGTTGGTGGACGGGGGGAGACCACGCGTCTCAACCGTTACCCTGCGCCCTTGCAATGCTCGGAGAGCAGCCCGTCACCATGCAAAGTTGATGGCAGGAGCCTTGCGACCCATACCGTAAATTGCGAGCATCGCCGACCAGAAATAGTCGTCGTGCCCATCGGAACGAGCTTTGAACTGGTAGTTACCAGCCTCGGTCTTCTTGCGCTCGATGGCGTGGATCTCCGCGAGGAGCTCACGCTTGCGAGGGAAGCGAACCTTGCCCATCTGCATATCGCCTTTGAATGTTGTCGCCCATCGTTCCTTGTTGGAGTTCGTGAAGGTCACAGCCTCCACGACACCGCCATGCTTTTGAACTAGCTGTTCCGCAATAACACCGCCAACGCCAGTAGCGTCGATGGTAACTCGGTTAGGCTTAATGTCTGCAATAAGTTTGTTGAAGAACTCAACTTGTTTACTATAGTCATCCTGTGTCTCAAATGTCTTATGGATTGTGATGTTGCCAGTCTCGTCGTCAACGGTAGCCACAGTGACTACTGTCTTATCGATCTTCTTGGCGATGTCAATTCCGATGACGTAGCTGAGATTAGGGTCGTAGTCTTTTTGGTTTAGTTCGTCGTCTACACAGTTAACAATCAAACCCCATGGGTAAAAGTTGACCGACTCATCCGCGAAGGAGCACTCGTACTCCTGTTGGAACGCGTCGAGACCCATGTTATTGTAAATTGACTTAATTGAATCCGTGCCCCAACGCTTCACGCGCTGGTCGGTATCAAAGTCTGGCGCAAGCGCCGTGCTCTCGGCTGGAGCGATGGACATAATGGAGCATTCCCACCAGGGCACAATGTGCACTGAGTATTCTGGGTAGCGAGCCCGATCGTTCGCCATCTCAAAGAAGAGACCGCTTTGTCCGAGAGGTGTAGATACAACGGTCAGCCGACCATCGCCTCGAGTGGTCGCGGGGATGGCAGCGTCGTAGAGCTTTCGAGCGTCTCGCACAAAGGCGAACTCGTCGAAGTAGACATCTTTCTCGCCGCCACGGACCGCTGCAGAAGCGGGCTGGCTGATCATGTATGACGTATTGGGGTGGTCGTGAAGGCTGAACTCAAACTCTGCCGACGTGTAGACGGGAGATTTGAATCCAGACTTATCTGGGATTGAGTAGTAGAATTGCTTGGCGTAGTTGATCTTGTCCGACGCTTCCTTCTGATTGATGGAAACGTAGTTGACCTTCTTGCCAGCTGAGGTAGCAACGCGGTGCAGACCCTCTCCTGAGATAATGTAGGAGAAGCCGATCTGCCGCGACTTGGCGACAAGACGGAACTTACTCCGATCGTTCAGGAAGTTGATCTGGTAAGGCTCCAGTTTCGTCGGCTCCCCCTTCGTCTGCGTGAGCAGTTCCAGGTACAGCGCGGGCGAAACCTTCAATAGACCCGCCAAATCCTCCTGCGAGAGTTGCGAGCCGAGCTTGGTCAATTCCTCTGGATTCAAAGACATTTTGTATAAACGTCACGGCATTCGGCGTATCTTCGCCCTTCTCATGCTTTTCCATTTGGAATCGCAAGGCGAGAAGTTCTTTGATCGTGCTCGAGCGCTGTGTCGCCTCCTTCGTCAGCTGTCCACCCTCAATCTCTTGCGCCAGTTGTGGCAAGAGGGCTTTAAGCTGGAGGGTAAGGAAGATGTCCAGGTCTTTCTCAAGAACTGGTTTATCCGTACCCTCGAGCACGCCTGCGAGGTAGTTCCAGTCTGCCTGCGGGAGGAACCTGCCAACCTTGTCCTTGAGCTCGTTGAGCTGCTGGGTATCAAGCTTTGGCTTATTTCTTGCCCCAGAGGGTCGCCCACGACGGAGCTGCCCTTGGGTCTTGGAAACGATCGTCTCATCAGACATCTGGTGTCTCTTTTCTTGGTCGCTTGCGAAGCGGGCTTGGTTCCCGCTTGTATCGCCGCTTGTAGTAGCGCACGGCTACTGGATAATCACGGGCAACCCGCAAGTCCCAGCGTCGGCACTGAATCGGTGACATATACTGCTTATGCAGTCGGAACAGGTACTTCGCCCACCGCTTGGAGTGTTCCGAGTGGGTGGCGACATGGGCTAGTTCGTGGAGCGCCGTGTCAATGTCGGCGGAGCAGAGGGTGAGCCTGTGGATCCAGTCCTCGGCGAACCCCGCGTCGCGGCACATCTGGTCAGCGTGGTAATGCAGGCTGACCTGGCGCAAAAAAATTTTATGGTCTGTGACCGCCCTCGCCATGATAAGTAGAGCTGGCTTATATCTCTTGAGATAATCCTTTGTCATGCCTTTCCCGCATACCACCTTAAATGGTAGACTGGAAAACCAATCTGGATGTCTCATAGATATACTCCCATATACTTACTAGCTGGGTTAACTGGGTTAGATTATCTTACTGGTAAGAAATTTACCCTTCACTCTATACGCGCTTTTTGAGGGTATTTTGGTCTCATATAATAGTACCACTTATATTT